GACCCGGACGCAGGGACAAAACGGTACGAGCTCTTTGTAGAGAAAGGCCGCGACTCAGCAAGCGGAGGGACTATCAGGATGCTCTATTGGGGTTCACAAACCAGGCTTGGTGAAGAAGCCGACGTGGAGGATTTCGGAGTATGAGCGCACCTACGCAACTTGCACCGATTCGACAGATAACGCCCGGTGAAGAGCTGGCAATTCTCCTTACCGGGGCGTGTCTCTGTGGCGAAACCGATGCCCTGAAGCGTGCCGAGGGGATGGAGATGGAGCCATACGACGGAGCCGAAACAATGGCGGCAGTGGTGAACGTGTGCCTTTCACTTGTTGAGGCATACGGATACCCGAAGGAGGGAGGGGCAACTCCCGAGGCATGGGATTTTGTCCTAGAAGAGCGCCTCGGCTATATCCCCGATGGCCTCGACTGCGCCGATTACTGCCGCCAATACTACCAAGACTGGAGAAAGGTAAACCTATGGACGCAAGAATTAGCGATATAGAAAAAGCCCTGATTCTGAGAGGGCAGGGTGCGACTCAGGAGCAGATAGGAGCGGCACTGGAGGCGCACGGAAGAGCGCTTTGCCTTCGTCGCTATCCTGCCCAGCGGCTTTGGAGAGTTCTGCCGCCTAAAGGCACACGGGCAATTGTGTCCGCGCCCGTGAGTGGCTACGGAGCGCAGAGCGAAGACGATTTCACGCAATGGGAATTGTCGGCGTGAAGCCCTGCCCCCTACCCGACTCCCACCGCCTCATGGATGCCTATGAGTGCTGGAAGCGGCACTCGGAGACGCGATGGCAAGCCCAGCTCGGGGAGGACGCCCGTGGTGTGGTATTTAGGCATTTTGCGAGGATTTATTGTTTTTTAACTTCCCTGGCAATTCTTGGGAGGGCTTTGAAATGGGGCACCAAGTGAGTCATCTTCGCCCAGTGCGCTGCCCTGGATGTAACCGTGTACTGGGAGCACTGCATGCGGGGCAGTTTGTCTATAACCGAGGAGATATCCTTCGGCCTGGCCTACCATGTCAGATTCGTTGCCGCTGTGGCGCAGAGCTGGTCGTCGAGCCCAATGGAGACGCGGTATACTCTGGGACAAGACCCGCACTGGCTGAACAGCCGAGCATGGGGAGGAAGTAATGTACTTTGCTCTCTACGCTTGGCTGTTTTTGTTTTTTGGAGTTTGGGGGTCAAGGTGAGTACAGATCGGCAACGACTTTTTATAGAGAAATACCTAGACTGTTTTAATGCCACACTAGCAGCGATCCAGGCAGGATACTCCGTAAAGACCGCGTACTCCATAGGCTCCGAGAACCTGAAGAAGCCTGAGATACGCGCGGAAATAGATCGGCGGCTTGCGGAGCGCTCCATGGGCGCAAATGAGGTGCTTGCGAGGCTCACTGACCACGCTGGCTCCGACATGGGCAAGTTTGTGAAGGTGGTTGAGGAGAATAAGAAAACTGTTCTTCTGCCTGACCTGGAGGGCGCGGCGAGGCGGGGGGATATGCGCCTGGTCAAGAAGATCAAGTTTGATGCGAAGGGCGGGGTGACAATCGAGCTCTACGACGCGCAGCGGGCACTGGCCACACTGGCCCAGGTGCACAAGCTCATCGGCAGGGCGGGAGGAGGTGAAGACGATGGATGGGACGATGACGAGACAGAAGAAGAAGCAGAGCGACCCGTTGGGGACGATGAGATCCTCGCGGAAGCGGCGCTCGCCCAAGGGTAAGCAACTCAGCCAGCGCGAAGTAGTTGCCTCTGAAGTCGCGATCCGGCGGAGTGCGCGGGGATGGACACCGTTCAACGGGCCACAGCTCCAGGCGTTTCTTGCTGCCCGCCACGTGGACGATCTTGGGTATGGTGGCGCGGGTGGTGGTGGCAAGACGGACCTAGAGCTCGGGATCGCTCTCCTGCTTGGCCGTCGCACCATCATCTACCGCCGCACCTACAACCAGCTCTCAGGTATCGAGGATCGGGCAGCCCAAATCTACCGTAAGTTTGGCAAGTTCAACGGCTCTCGGCACGTGTGGCGACTGGTGACCCGCTGCGACATCTCCGGCAAGCCCACGGAGCCGGTCAAGCGTCTGGTGCGCTTTGGCTCGATTGACCGGGAGCAAGACAAAGAGAAGTGGCGCGGCATTCCCTTCGACACGAGGTGCTACGACGAAGCCCAGAACTTCAGCGAGAGCCAGGTTGCCTTCCCCATGGCATGGACGCGCACCGCGATCCCTGGCCAGCACACCCTGAACCTCTTCTGCTTCAACCCTCCCGCCACGGTCGAGGGGATGTGGCTCCTGGACTGGTTCGGGCCGTGGATTGATCCACGTCACGCCAACCCTGCCCAGCCGGGTGAGGTGCGCTATTTCATCACCAACAAGGACGGCAAGCAAGAAGAGGTGCCTAGTCCTGACCCTGTGGTGGTCGAGGGAAGCCCGGAGCCTGTCAAGCCGCGATCCCGCACGTTCTTCAAGGCATTAGCCACAGACAACCCGATCTACATGTCCACGGGGTACATGGACGTGCTCAATGCTCTCCCCGAGCCTCTCCGGAGCCAGATGCGCGATGGGAACTTCTCCGTTGGCCTCGAAGACGATGCTTGGCAGGTGATCCCCACGCTCTGGGTGCTGGCGGCTCAGGAGCGCTGGCGCAACTTGCGGGCACAAGGAATTACCAGACCGCTTGACAAGGATGGCAACCGCGTGCCTCTCTCTGGGGCTGGTGTGGACGTGGCCGCCGGTGGTGCTGATCAGACGGTCATCAGCAGGCGCGTGGCTTGGCACTTCCTGGAGCTGTTGATCTACCCCGGACGCCAGACCCCGGATGGCAATGCGGCGGCGGGCCTGCTCATCCCCGCGCTGGAGCACAAGGAAGGCCAGCGCCAGAAGCTGGAGCCCAACATTGACAGCATCGGCATCGGTCAGGGGCTCGTCACGGCGCTCAATGCGGCGGGGGTGCGCTTCAACGGCATCAACACGGGGAGCAGCTCCCACGGGCGTGCAGAGGGCAGCGGGCTGGAGTTTGAGAACCTGCGTGCCGAGCTGCACTGGCGGATGCGTGAGGCGCTCGATCCCGCCAAGGGCTACGACGTTGCCCTCCCGGACGATCGCCAGCTCCTTAAAGAGCTGACTGCCCCGCACTGGTGGCTCAAGAACGGCAAGATCGCCATTGAAGCCAAGGACAAATACGCCAAGGAGCGATTGGGCGGGAAATCTCCCGACCTGGCCGATGCCGTGCTCTTGGCCAACTACACCGCAGGGGTCGCCCAGTATGGCCCCGGAACAGGAAGAAGATAATGTTTCCCGGAAAGACAAACGGCGTCGTGAGCGCCACCATCATGCAGCAAGCAGAGCAGGAAGAGTCGCGGCGGATTGATCGCATCCGTCGGGCTTGGAGGGCCTATAACTACGAAGCGCCGATGCCGCTCAAGGCCAACGAGCTAGACAAGGAGGGCAAAGACAATGCCCGGCTCAACCTAGCCCGGAAGACCGTCAATACCTCGGCCTACTACCTCTTTGGCAAGGGCTTTGATATCGAGATTGGCGAGAATGCGGGCGAGGAGGACAGCCCCACGGAGAAGTGGCTGGAGAAGGCTTGGAAGTCGCAGCACCAGGGCATGGTTCCCTTCCTCCTAGAGCTCGCCCAGGGCGCGGGGATCGAGGGTGATGCCTTCGTGCGGCTTTACCCACCCGACAAAGCGCGTGGCGAGGAGATACCGCGCCTGGTGCCTCTCTCGGCAGAGATGACCCGCGCCGAGTGTGAGCCTGCCGACCACACCCGTGTGCGGCGGTACATCATCGAGTGGAGCGCCATTGACACAGCCATCAAGAAGTCTGTTGCCTACCGCCACACCATCCAGTACGGAGACATTGACCGGCGCTGGACGATTGTCGAAGAGCACAGCGTGGGCGACAATCCCGCCTGGGTTCTGGACCAGCGCACCCAGTGGCCCCACAGATTCCCGCCCATCTTCCACTGCAAGAACCTGCCCTGGCCCCACAGCTTCTACGGCGCTTCGGACATCGAAGACGACGTGCTTCAGCTCAATGATGCGATCAACTTCGTGGTCTCTAACCTCAACCGAATCCTCAGAGCCTACGGGCACCCGTTTGATTACGTGACGGGTCAGAGGCTCGACGAGGTCAAGCGCGATATCGGCGCAATGCCCTACTTCCCCAACCCGGACGCCAAGATCAACCGCCTCCCTGAGATCGAGAACCTCACGGCGGCAGATGAGCAGTTCCAGCGCCTCCGCCAGGCTTACGACGAGCTGACGAGCATCCCGCAGATCGCCAGTGGCAAGGTGGACAACATCGGGCAGCTCTCGGGATTGGCGCTTCAGATCCTCTACGGTCCCCTGGTGGCCATGATCCAGACCAAGCGTGAGTTCTGGGAGCCGATGCTTCAGGGTCTTTCTCGCGCCATGCTGGTGGTCGGCGGAGAGGTAGCAGAGGACGCCACGCTAGACATTGAGATCAAGTGGCCCTCGATTCTGCCCGCCAACCGCAAGGAAGAGGCCGAGACTGCCACCGCGCTCAACGATGCCGGAGTGAGCCAGGATACCACCCTCAAGGAGATGGGCTACGATCCCGAGCAGGAGAAGGCCAAGAAAGCCCAAGAGGGAGCCGACGCCGCCAGTATGGCCGCCAAGCTTTTCGATCGAGGTGGATTGCCAGGAGATCCCGGATCGAGCGGCGATGGCACGAGTGAGGATGGAAGTACGGGAGGTGGAAATTGAAAAATCAGATCATAGACGGAGTGGAGTACCCAGTGAGTCGGCAGGGCTGCCGCTGCCCGATTTCAGTGGGCAGTTTGCGAAATAAGCACATGGTAGATCGGAAAGCAGTTTGGGAAATACACGTTTGGGCGCAGGAAGAGTTCGGGGTGATTTTCGAGCGCGATGTGCTTGTGGAATGGTTTGACATGGCCGATATTAAGCCGTGGGGGCATCCGAAGGACGTGGTGAGAGTGAATGCGCTGCGGCGCACAAAATGCCCCGTGTCACCCTTGGAGCTTTGGGACATGTACCAGAAGCTGACATCTAAAGAAATAGCCCTGCAAATAGGAAATGTTTGCAGGGAATCGGTAGATGACTGGCTGAAAAAGTCGGGAGTAATTTTGCGGGATCACAGAAGATCAAACAAAGACTTCCCAAGAAGTCACAGAATAACTCATCGTGAGATTCTTTCAGAACGGTTGAAATTGGCACATGCTGAAGGCAAGATTCCTAAGACGAGCCACCAGCAACTTCTGGAAATGAACAAAAAAGCGGTTGCCGCACTTAGGGCTAATTGTGAAGCTAGGAAGGTAGTGCTTCACTGCAAGAATTGCTCAAGCGAAGTAAAACGAACGCAAGGGGAAATCAACAAGGCGCTAAGGAATCATCACGATGGGGCGTTCTGTTCTCGTCGGTGCGCAACTATATTCAGAAATCAGCAAAGAGAAATGTCTATAAAAATGACAGGTCTGCATTGTCCCCACTGTAAATCTAATTTTATTATCCGTGCTGGCGAAGAGCGCGGGCGACAAGCCTTTCGATGCAAGGATTGCGGTAAAAGCACCCGAAAGCCCATCATCGAACTGGGCCTACGCCAAGACCTAGAAGCAGCGGGGGCACTCGACGATGGTCGGATTCTCACTAGCGCGTTCCTGACCGAAAAACAGGCATCTTCCGGTCAGGAAGAAAGCGAACTAGTAGGAGCTTCTAGTGGAGCCTGAAGTCTACCGACGGGCGCGTGAGTTCCGCTCTCAGCTTCTGGCCGGGGAGGAGAGTGCGCGTCTGGCCATCCTGGAAGCCTATAGCTGGTCATACTCGGCCATCAACCAGGCCATCGAGAACCTGATCCGCTTCCTGATCGAGCGCGGGGAGCCCATCACCGCATCCCAACTGGAGCGCCTCGATCGCTGGCAGGAGCTGCTGGTGCAAGTCGAGCGTGAAGCACGGGCCTTTGGTCAGGCAGTCGCTCTGCACGTCAGCCAGGCGCAGCGCTTCCAGATCGCCCAAGCCCGCACCCAAGCGATAGAGCTGATGCGCATTGCCCGCCCCTTGGCCAGCGCATTTGCCGCACTTCCCACGGGCGCGATTGAGCAGCTTGTGGGCTTTCTGCAGGATGGCAACCCAATCGCCACCGCCATCGAGCAGGCATTCCCTGCCCTCATGGAGCGTGTCAAGCGCGAGATGGTGGTCGGGCTTGCACGTGGTCAGGGCCCCAAGGTCATCGCTCGGAAAGTCGCGGCCACCATGGAGCCACCCGCAGGCAAGAAAGGTCAGGGCAGTGGGCCACTGGCGTCCGCGCTCCGAATCGCTCGCACCGAGATCCTTAGGGCACATCGTGAGGCCAGCCGGGAGACCTACCAGCAGAACACCGATGTGGTACAGGGCTGGATATGGCTCTCCTCGCGTGGGGTGAACACATGCGCCGCGTGCCTGGCGATGGATGGCACCACACACCAGCTCAGTCAGCCCATGGGAAGCCACCCCAACTGCCGGTGCGTCTGTCTCCCGTGGCTGATCGGCGATCCCAAGCCTACTGACACAGGTCAGGCGTGGCTGGAGAAACAGAGTGAGAGCGTCCAGGCGCAAGTGTTGGGGCGGGTCAATCCAGACCGTGACGCGGCCAAAGCGTTCCGGTCTGGGAGGGTGCGCCTGGCGGACTTTGTGAACGAGCGCAACAGCGATGTCTGGGGTACCACAAGAACCGCCAGAAGCCTTGACCAAGCGCTGGTTAGTGCCGGGACTTGACGACAGAGCGAAAGCCCGGTATTATCCCACTGACAACGCGCTGATTTTCAGCGCTTTATAAACTGGCTGAACAGCCAATCACTCACCCTTCGGGGTCTGTGGTTGGCTGTTTTTGTTTTTTTGTCCGGGCACTTGCCCCGAGGAGACTATGAAGAAACGACGCTTTTTGATGACATCGGCACTGCTGGGATTGGCCGCACTTCACGATCCTGCCTTGACGTGGGATCGCTCGCGCAGTGCCCGGTTCTACACCGATGGCGGCGAGGGAGGCTCAAGTGGATCGAGCGGAACTGGTGGCGGCGATGGCGGGAATCCTGGTGGCGGCGCGGCGGGCGGCGGAAGCACTTCAGGCGCTTCTGGGGCGGCTCCCACACTGGAGCAGCTCCAGGCGCAGATCGCAGAGCTTACCGGCAAGTTTGGCACCACGACCAAAGAGCGTGACACCCTGGCCGCCAAGCTCAAAGAGATCGAGGATGCACAGCTTTCCGAGGCCGACAAGCTCAAGAAGGCCGCAGACGAGGCCGCTGGCAAGGTCACCGCAGCGGAGACACGCTTGCGCGAGACGCTGACCCGCTTGGAGATCGAGCGTGGTGCTCGCAAGCTCAACATCGTCGATGAGGACGCCGCTTTCCGACTCCTGGATGCCAGCGCCATTCAGTACGGCGATGATGGCGCTCCCAAGAACGTGCAGACGCTCCTGGAAGCGCTCGTCAAGGCCAAGCCCTACCTGGCAGGGGTTGAGGGTGGTGCGAGTGGTGGGGGCAGCTCCAACCCAGGGCGTGGTCGTAGCGGCGGCGATCTCACCAAAGCGGATCTGGCCAAGATGACTCCTCAGCAGATCAGCCTGCTGCCACAAGACAAGGTGCTGGCTGCACTAGCGGCCTAATCCATCGGGCACTGCGCCCATTGAACTCGGGCCGTTGTGCCCAAGGAGAAACGTAGAATGTCACTCAATAACCTCATTCCCACCGTCTGGTCGGGCATGATCCTAGCGGCTCTAATGAAGAGCCATGTTTTTGCGTCGGAGGGGATTATCTCCCGCGACTACGAGGGTGAGATCACCGGCTTTGGTGATTCGGTCAAGATCAACAGCATCGGCGATGTGACGGTCAAAGACTACACCAAGAACACGGACATCGACGCGGCAGAAGTGCTCGACGATGCCAGCCAGATCCTCGTCATCGATCAGCAGAAGTACTTCAACTTTGGCATCGATGATATCGACCAGGCACAACAGAATCCCAAGGTGATGGCGGAGGCCACCAGCCGCGCCGCTTACGCCCTGAAGGACACGCTCGACACCTACCTGGCCTCGCTCTACACGGACATTGCCACCGCCAACTTCATCGGCTCGGATGGCTCCCCCACGGTGATCGACACCGCTGCAAAGGCCTATGAGAATCTGGTGGACTTGGGTGTTTTGCTTGACGAGAGCGACGTGCCTACCGATGGACGCTTCGTAGTTATCCCGCCCTGGTACGAAGGCCGGATGCTGAAGGACGAGCGCTTCGTGAGCTTCGGCACCCAGGGCAACGCGGATACTCTGGCCAATGGCGCGATTGGACGTGCGGCAGGCTTTACGGTCTACAAGTCCAACAACATCAGCGCGGCGAGCGCCAAGTGGAAGATCATCGCCGGTCATCGCATGGGCTGGAACCTAGCCGAGCAGATTGTCAAGGTGGAAGGCTACCGCAAAGAACGAGGATTTAGCGATGGTCTCAAGGGCCTCCACGTCTACGGCGCAAAGGTGGTTCGCCCCACTGCGCTCGCCTGTCTGATCGCCTCCAAAGCCTAACGGGCTCTTTCACCTTCCTTGCCCATGCCTGATTGGCATGGGCCCGACCCTTAGGAGTACTTTACAATGGCAAACCCTGCCACTCTTGCTATTACCGAGCTGATCCGCAACGCGGCCACCAGCCGCCCCACCGTGGACACCATCGACACCAATGGCACCGTGCCCATTGCCGCTGGCTCATCTACTGATCGCATGGTCATTGAAGTGGTCAATGCCGACGATGCAGCCCTCACTGTGCTCGTCAAGGCGGGAGATAACCCGCCCGCGCTCCGTGCTGGCCAGGGAGACCTCTCCGTGGCGCTTGCGGCCTCGGGTGGTGGCGCAACTTCCAGCCGCATGATCGGGCCGTTTGAGTCTGGCCGGTTCGTCCAGGACGATGGCTCCGTCAACGTCACCTTCACTGCCGCCACGGGATCTCCCAATGCCCAGGTGCGTGTGTACCGACTGCCTAAGTGCTAGGAGACGACCATGGGAAATACAACCTGGCTCACCAATGGCTCCAACACCTTTGAGGTGCCTCTAGGCTCGCCTCTGGAGAAGCGTCTCCTGGCTCAAGGCTATGAGCCTGTCGCCCCTGAGGGTGACAAAGAGCCTGAGAGTGAGACTGTCGCCCCTGAGGCAGTCTCCACGACCACGGCACGGACTAAGGCCAAGTAGTTGGCTGAAGTCCGCGCCTCCCTCCTGCCCCTGATCTCGCGTGTCCGGCGCGAGATCGGGGACGAGGCATCCAGCGCCACCTGGACGGATGCAGAGATCGCCGATGCCCTGGAAGAGTACCAGCTCGTCGTGCGCTATGTCCCGCTGCGCCCCCACGAGACGCGCTTGCCCAATGGCACGCTCCAGTATCTCGACTTTGAAAGCGGGCTGGAGTGGTGGGAGACGGACGCCCAAGTGGTCAATGGCTCATGGGTAGTTCAGACCCCCACCAGCTTCGACTGGAAGAATGGCCGCGTGAGCTTCGCGACTCACCAGGTCAGTGCTCTCTACATCAGTGGGAAGCGCTACGACCTGTACCGGACCGTGGAGAACCTGATTGACCAGACCATCGCCAAGCTCAAGGCACGCGCCATTGATGCCAGCGACAAAGACTCCAGCCTGAAGCGCCATCAGCAGATCACGACGCTGGGGGAAATGAAGCGATCTGTCCAGGCCAAGCAGACGCCGGGCTTTGGGGCAATGACTCGATCCGACGTGTAGGAGAACAAACGATGCCAACACAGCAACAACTAAACGACGATTTCACCGCGCTCATCAACTCCTCCGAGTGGCAAGCCGCAAGCATAGAGCAGAAGAGCGCCCTCTTCACCAGCTTCCTTGAGGCGCGACAGACCCTCTGGGAGCACGTCGGTGAGTACATCGTGAATCTCTTTGAGATCGTGATGGACGCTATCAATGGCAACCCGGTCTCGGTGGCCATTGCGACCCTGATTGACGACTGGTTTAGCACCACGCTCCAGATCGCTCTGCCCTGGCCTCTGTCGGGGGCGGGTGAGTAGCGTGACGATGATGGCGACGATGAGCGGTTTTTTCCAAGAGGCATCCGATGCCGCCCATCTCCCTAAAATCCTCCCCAATACGATGCCTAGATTACTGCTCGTTGTGGCTCTAGCTATTGTTTTTGTAGCAATCGCCTACGTTATATTTGCCCCTATTATCCGACGTGCGTATTTAAGTGCGCTAGGCAAGGATATGGAGAAAATAAAGGATGAACTTAGAGACATTGCAGCAATTGTGGCGCGAATGCCGAAGAACGGCGGTGAGTAATGGCTGAGGAGTCGCCAACCACTATTTTTGCGCGTTACCATGCCGAAATGATGGGGCGTATCAGTGATCTTGTAACTGAACGCAACGAGGATAAACGAGAGCGCCAGGACATGGTCGCCTCGGTGAATCAGATCAAAATGGAAATCGCGTTATTGCGACGAGACGTTGAGGCGCTGGGACTCGGTTCTACGAGGATTGAAGCCCTAGAGAAACGAGTCTCGATTATTGAACTTGATTCCGCCAAGCAATCAGGCAAATCCGCGGCGTTCGCTAGTTTGGGCGGAGGAATTACCGCAATTGCGGTCTTTTTGATCCAGTATTTACTCCAATCAGCAGGAGTGAAGGCTAAGTAGCGATGAAGACGCTAGAGAAAATTAACAAAACAGCGGGGGCATTGCTGGACGCACTCTCTCACCAGCAGCGGCTCCAAGAGGCGTTCGTTCACCTGGTGGGATTCTCGATGATCGGACTGGATGGGCGCTACGAAACCATCAACAACGCCTACGCCGCGACGTGTGGTTATACATCAGCCGAGATGGTTGGTATGCAGTGGACAAACACTGTCCACCCCGAGAGCGTGGCGGACGGACTGAGCGCCTACGACGACATGATTGCCACAGGAGAGACAACACTGCCTCTGCGTGGAGTGCGGAAAGACGGCACAGAGTTCCAGAAACGGGTGACGATTCTCACGCGCTTCGACGGCAACGGGGTGATGGATGGGCATTACTGCCTGATGATCGAAACACCTGGGAAACTATCATGAACGACCTATACCTAAAATACTTTGCCAATGTCCGCTGGGTGGAGATGCTCCTTGCGGTTGGTATCGCTATCCTGGGCGATCTACAGGTTGCGGTCGCCAGTGGCGGCAAGATCACCCAGGAAGCGCTCCTCAAGGCTGGTGGTGTCGGGCTTGCGGTGGGCTGGGCCTACCTACGAATGCCGAAGTCCGAGGTAGAGACAGAAGCTCCTGAGATTGACTTTGGCTCTCTCACTCCCGGCTCCTTGCCTGACGGTGTGGACGCAACCGGGCCAGCACACGACGTTAAACCGGACGCGGTTGAGGCGGCGATCTCCTCGATCCTCCCTCCCATCGTGGCGGCGGCAGCTCCCGATCTGGCGCGGAACATTACCAAAGAACTCGGACGGGTCTTGAAGCGGGGGATACGGTTGTGAGTTATTATCGTAAAAAACCAGTTGTTATTGAGGCGATTTCGTTTGATGAACTCGTTTCTATCGGCTTATCCCAACCTGGGGCGAATATTGTAGGCGGCATGCCTTGGTCATTTACATACGGAGGGCAAGCAATTACCCATGAAAATGACAATTGCTACCTAATTCCCACATTGGAGGGAATTATGAAGTTTGCTCGTGGGGATATGCTCATTACTGGAGTTGCGGGGGAAATCTATCCATGCAAACGAGAGATATTTGACGCGACTTACGAACTAGTCCCAGTAGGTGTGTCGTGACGCTCCAAGAGGCTATCTCCCAGACTCGCTCCAAGATGGTAGCCAAGTACCCCGGCTACGTCAGCCTCTCCTCTGCGGAGCGTCGTCTCCTCGTCATGGCCTACTTGGCCGATGAGGTGAAAGTCAGAGAAGTCGGCG